GGGATTACCATGTTGACATGAACCTAGTGCTATGTCTAGACTTGCCAGTCATATTGTACACCTTCGAACCTATCATACCCGCCTGGGGGAGTAACGAAGGATACTATAGCTTCAACAGCCAAGGGGAACTAGTGGGCGGAGTGCAAGGATCCGAGCCCTGGAGGCATCGACTGTGGGATTATCCTGATGACAAGCTTGCCGTTTGTAGGAATGGTGTAGCGCACCACTACAAGGTCATGAAATGGAGGTACGAATCCACAGGACCAAGGATACTGGTGCTACTCTACCCAATTAGTTCACATCTTGATATGGTAGAGAGGGGTTTGGATTACTACAATCCCGTTTCAGGACAGGCAGTTGTAATCCGGACGGCAACGAGCACAAGGTACACCACGGTGGGGGCCTCTGTATACTCATCAGTCAGCACAACGGTTTGGGACCATACCGTAGCATTGGTGGCTGCCAGAAGCACCAACAGTGCCCTGCCAGCCATATCCCAAGCTTCGATTAGCCAACTATTGGATCAGCTTGGTGTGGAGGACGAGTCAAGAGAGATAGCAGCGAGCCTGTGGGCATGCCTGAAGGTTATGGATCTCAACAAGTTGCCACAGTGCCAGTCGACCCGCTTTGCACAAGTCCTATATGCAGAGCTAGAGGACGGACCCGAACCAGAGCCACAGGAGCACCTGGCTGTCAGGCTGCCACGAACCGAGGTCATAAATAACGAAACCGTTTCACCACATCAGACCCCAGATGAGACCCCAAAGACCAGAGGAGTCATGAACCTGTGCCCTGCAGTTGACATAACCAGACTACCCCCCCCCCCACAGATCAATTCTATTGACTCAAAGGGCAGGGGAATGCCAGAAGGCCTCACACATGGTGCAGTTACATTAGCATCACCACTGGTGCAAGGGGGCGGATTTCCAGCAACTACCCTCGAGAACGCGTTACAAGCAGTTGAATGGAGAATGGTGAGGCCAGCTGAAGCTGCAGACGAGGCAATAGTAGAGATAGACGATGACATGTTTGGGTATGCTCGCGAATTCATTCGCCTCCTGATAGCCAGGGCCACCGAAGAAGGTATTAAGTTCCCACTCCAGCCACAAGACGAGGAATACGTCGCCGCGCAACAGGACAAGCCCGGGCAGCGGGAAGCACAATTTGAAGCTGCGAACAACCAGTGCGACTACACCAGAGGATCCAAGTGCTTCCCAAAGAAGGAGCATGGAGCAGTGTCAAGTACCTCTGACTCAAGGAACATCGTCACAGAAACGGGTAACTTCAAAACACTCCTAGCCGGATACACCTACCCGATAGCTGAGGTGCTGAAAACCCAAGAGTGGTATGCCTTCGGACAATCATGCGCATCTGTGGCTGACCGGGTTGCGAAGCTCTGCAGTTTCGCAGCCAAGCGTAAACTCTCCATCGCACTCACTGATTATAATAGGTTTGACGGCACCGTAAACGCATTCATAAGGTACTTCATTAGGGAGGTCTACTGCTTAATGTATGACCAACAGTTCCATGAAGAAATTGACCGGTTGCTTGAGAGGCGGATGAATGTGCCAGTGCAGGTCAGGATAAAAGAGAACCAGAGCACCATTGCTGCCCTCTTCACGTATTTGTCGGGCTTTTCCCTATTATCAGGTGACGCCAACACATCAGTCATAGGTTCAATCTTCAACGCTTTTGTCGCATACGTCAACCACCGTACGAGCGGAGAGACAGAACAGGAGTCCTGGAATATGCTTGGCGTGTACGGCGGAGATGACGGGATGACAGTGCTCGCCGACGTGGAAAATTATCGGTGGGCCGCTGAACAACTCGGTGTCAATCTGGATGCCAAGGAGTACCGTGCCGACACCTTCCGTGTTGAAGACCCCAGTACGTACATAACCTTCCTGTCGCGTGTATATGGCCCTGAAGTATGGTATGGGGAACCAGACAGCTGCTGTAGCTTCCTCCGAACCATTACCAAACTGACGTACTCCACCAACACTGAAGACAAGGCCCTCAGGCTTGTTGAAAAATGCCAGAGCTTACTCATAAATGACAGAGCCACCCCAGTGCTTTCAACATATGCCAAGGCTGTCGTCAGCATATACATGGCCGTCACTGGGAGCAGTTTGGAGACTAGGAGCAGTGAACAAATGAAGGCCGGTGGCGCCAACTGGTGGGCAACTATTGCTACCGCGTCGGGTGGCCCCTTCCCATGCAGGAATGAAACCCACTGGATGGATGACTACGTGGTAGCGGACTGCCCAGA